CCGTCCGGGGCAGTGACTTCGTACCAAGCAGCGCTGGTCTTAGCGATCACCTGAACTGTCAGTGTGTTTTTGTACGCAGCCAGCACCTTATAATTTCGACCAGGGCCGGATCGCAGGTTCAGGGTTCCTTTGCGGGTTTCCGCTTCTGAGAAGTCCGTATGAATCCGATAGATCTCAGTGCCGCTGGCATCACCCGGCGCGGAAAAGTGCACCCGAGGCGTTGTGGCCGCAGGCACCGGAGCACGGAGGATGCAGCCTTCCACCAGTCTCTGCCATTTGCCCGCTTCATCGATCGGATGCACCAGCGTCAGCTCATATTCTCCATTCAGGGTTTCTGTGACTTCTGCAGACAGAGGAGCAAGAGTTCCGTTGCCGTTGGTGGAGAAGTCAGTACAGTCGGCGGGATAAACACAGATCATGGAAAGTCACCTCCAGAAGAGTAAAAGAAGAGCGTCGTTCGTGATTTGAACGACACTCTATGAAACTTATGCGTGGCAACTGGACTATTTGCTGATGTCCACCTGGAGAATTTCTCCATTTTCTGTATAGAGACATATACTTTCAGGCCATTCCTGTAATCCTGGCATTTCTATCATGTAGGTACAGGCCCAGCATTCATTGTCCTTCCAGTGCTCTGTGGCCCACGGGTGTGGGCTGAACTCATAGTCCATTGATGAATAATTCAAGGGCTCTCCGCTTTCATCTGCCAGATCAATGGCACCATAACGTTTCACCAGTTCTTGAGCTGCCTCCTGCGTATTCTCTTTGGGGAGCAGGCTGATATCCACAATGGTGGTCAGGGGCGAAAAGCGAAGGTGATGGATACGCAAAGTACAGTCGTCAAGCTCAATATCGCCGGTATCGGAAAAATCATAGACAATTGCTGAACTCGTGTTGAACGTGAATTTCACAGGAATTCGTGCAGTCTCCCGCATGTTATATAACGGGGCTTCGTCCCATGTTTTTCCAATATCACTTTCACTCATGTAAGTACTCCCGTCGGGATAAATAACAGTATTGCCCTGCTGAGCCCACTGCTCGGGATCGCTGTCATTTGAATCGGCAATCAGAGTATTTTTGAAGCTGCGCAGCGTGCTCCACTTGTCCTGTATTTCTGCCTGTGTTTCCTCGTCATAATCGTTCAGGTGGTAGAGTGGATCTTCCGGGTCAGTCATAACGACAAACCCTTTCATTGGACGGTACACGATGAACGTGACTTCACAGGTTACTTCGCCTGTCAGTTCCTGACGAATCGGTAAGCTCCATGCGCCGCCGTCAGTAGGGTTTCTCCGAACAGGCAGAACATCCTGTCGCGGGTCCGGCACAAGTCTGAGGTCATAATTGCTGACGTTCAGTCCCAGCTCTTTCCCATTGACAAACACGCAGCCGTCAATCGCTACCATCGCAGGTTGATCAGGTTGACTGTTTTCCAGTTCATAGGAAAAGGCAAACTGATAGCCGTCATAGACAACACTGTTAATTCTGGCTGTGATATAGTCAGCGCTATTTTCTGCAACAACTGTTTGTGCGGCCTGTTCCAACGGCGCACTGGCTTGCTCATAGCCAAGCAGCCAGTTAAGTATTTCGGGTCTTGTAATGGCATATGCAACAGCTATCCCACTTAACAAAACAACTGCAGCCATAACAAGGGCAAAGAATCTTATTTTTTTCACGGGTTTTCCCTCCTTCTCAGAGGCAATGATCCGCTGCGCCAGCCAGGGATCACCCTGAATGGAAGAAAGGCCAGTATCAATGGAGTGCTGTACAAATTCACGATCTCTTTGTTCATTCATCAAAATACACTCCCTTCAAACCATGACGTAGCTTCTCTCGCGCTCTTTTCAGTCTTCCGGAAACAGAAGATACTGCAATGCCGAGAGCTTCAGCAATATCTTCTGTCCGCATGCCTTGATAGTAATAGAGCAGCACCACTTCTCGCAGTTTTACTGGCAATTTAGCGATCTCCATATTCAAGACAATTGTGTCTTCGGGAAATGAGCTTGAAGCCTCTGGAAGTTGATCAAGAGAAACACGGCGGTCAATATGCTTAAGCCACGTTCCACGCTGCATATCCCTGCAAGTATTGATTGCAATTTTCATGAGCCAGGTTTTTACATTACTTTTCCCACGAAAAGTTGGCATTGCCCTATAAGCCTTTATAAAAGTTTCCTGAACAGCATCCTCCGCAAGGCTCAAGTCATGTAGGTTCAGGTAGCACATGCGGAGCAAGGATGTTTGGTATGTTTCCACGAGCTCGATGAATTCTTGCTCTGTGGCAGGATCCGGCGCCTTGATCCCTTGCATCCTTCGCTCACCTCCTTCACCTATTTGACGGACAGAAGCTCATTCTTTTTCGTACAGCTGAAAAAATTTGTTGGCAGGTATTTCCTGCCGGAAACAGAATATCATGAAACAGCTATTAAAGGAACCTCCATCTCGGGGAAATGACAATTTTCGTCACAGTGCCAGTCCAGCTGATTGCGTTCATTCCCGGCTTTAGTACTGGGAACTCTCCGGTCATGTGGTCGTTCATCAGGGTAGTGCCTTTATAGGCTTCCTTTAGGGCACAGTCCAGTACAATGCTGCCTGAAATCCCTGTCAGCTCAACGATAGTCGTGCCTACCATGAGGGTAATGTCTCCGGAACCGGTCACAGTGATGAGCGGCTCGGAATATACGCTGCCGGGATTGTTTACCGTCGTTCCAGATGCCGTGACACTGATATCCGCGACATTCTCCTGATACCAAAACGGATAACAGCGGAAGTTCACGGCAAAGGTGCAGTGAGGGTTTCCTCGGAGCACCTTTTCAAACGGGATCTGGTTGGCAATCCGTGCTTTATAGTAGCCGCCAGTCCGGTTGGCAAAGGTCACTGTGCCGCTGCCCTTCAACCAGGCGGCAATGGCTGGGATCTGCGCCGGATCAGAGATGAAGCAGGTGGCGGTCAGGATCATATCGTCATAGACATCTTCGCCTTCCAGCTGTGTCAGGCTTCCCGGCCTGCCGGGCACATTGGTCTGTGTGCTCCGTTCCAACGGAATGGTGATAGGCGGCAGTTCGGATACATGGATGCCATACTGCCTGCAATCCACACCGTTCCAGATAAAATAGTCAGTCATGGCAACCTCCAAAACGGGAAGAAGCCGCCCGCAGGCAGCTTCCTCCCAGTCAGTCGTTTCAGTCGATTTTCTTCACAACATCGATGCCCCAAAGGGCTCCGAGTGAAACACCATTCTCGAATTCACAGTGGATCGTTCCGGTGTCATCGACTGCCAGTACCCGGCCCTTCGTACCCGCCGGGACATCCCGGTATTGATCGTGAAACTCCACAACCTCCACCTTTGTGCCGGGCGGGTACTTTTCCCGGATGTTCTTCAGGATCTCTGGCCTGATGTGCATGGAAAACATGTGGCTACCTCCTTTGCGTTTGGTAGGAACATATATCCTCTACAAGCGTTGAAAGTCAACAACTTTATGCCATCCTCAGTCCTCTGCCTCTCTGCTGGCGGCGGGTCAGGGTGGCAATCTCGACAGCCAGGGAACGGATATCCTGCTCGTCCCGGATATAGAAGTTGTTCCCAGACAGGTTCACAGAGGATGTGTTGTTGTAGGTCTTCCGGTTATCCGTACTGCCAAAGGCAATAGAGCCTTCTTTGGCCTCGTCCGTCAGATAGCGGGCGGCATTCCGGATTGTCCGCGCCTGCACCTTGCTCTCCTGCAGGATGCCTTCTCCGAAGCCCTTCATGGTCATGGAGCCGACTTCATCACGGAACACCTTAGATGGAGAGGCAATCTTCAGGGCTCTCTTGGCGGCATTCACGGCCGCCAACGCGGCAGCCTGCATGGCGCTGATCACACCAAACCGTCCGGCAGTAATACCAGCCTTCAGGCCAGCCATGGCGTTCACACCAATCTTCTTCAGTGATCCTTCCGGGAAGGCTGCGGCGATCGTGCTCTGAAGTGTGTTTTCTCCCAGGGCTGCGGCAACAGCTGTCTGCAGAGCAGTAACCAGCGAGGCTGCATCCGTGGAGAAGTCATAGCCCGAAAGCCCAGCGCCAATACCGGCGGCAACATACTCACCGGTTGGCTTCATTCGCTCGGAGGGGCTGTTGATGATGAAAGCACTGTTCAGTGCCGTCTCCAGATTAGTGGCGACAGTTTCAGCGGTGGTATCCCATCCAGCTTCGGTCATGCCTTCCGCGATACCGGCTGTGACATTGCCGCCAACACCAGCGGCATCCAGATCCTTCACAAACTGCAGGATCTTGTTCACGTTATCGATGTCTTCCTGACTGACTTCTTCGCCGTTCTTTATGGCGGCGACGACTTCAGCCACATAGGTGGAAAGCTCAGCGACACGGTCAGCATTAAAGTCGGACTGCATGGACTGATCCAGCGTCCGTTTGATGCCTTCATCGCCGCCGAAGATGAAGTTCCACCACTGGCCTGTACGGCGCTTAGCATCTTCAATTCTTCTCTCTGCGGCATCGATGAAGCCCATCAGGCTGGTGGGCATGATTCCGGCAGCCTTTCCGAGCGCGGTCAGACCCAGCTGATCCACTTCAGCTACCTGTTCACGCATTTCAGCGATCGCTTCCGGCGCACCGGTAACCTCGGCGGTGATCAGCACATGCATGGTTCCGTCCTTGTCCAGGATGGCGACGTCCTCCGGTTTCAGCATATCCGTGGAAACTGCTGTTACAGGGATTTCTTCGCCATTCTTCCAGAACTTCACCCCGGATTCGCCCAGCACACCGGAGGGATCTTCATAGGCTTCGGACAGCCGGACAATGCCTTCGACTTCCACCTTGTTGTTTTTCAGCCAGCGCCGATACTCCAACAGGTCATACCCGGAAAGACCCACCTGCATATTCAGGGTGGGCTTCTTCACACCGTTGGCTTCCTTGTACTCGGTGATGTAGGCGGTGAATTCCTTCAGCAGTTCCGACTTATCACAGCCGGTTGCTTCCGCAAATTTTGTCACGATGCCTTCCACCTGAGCAGAAGAGAGCGCAGAAACATCCACATTCTCCGCTTCAGCGTACTTGGTGATCAGGCCAACAACATCAGAGGGTTTCAGCGCGGCGGTGGAAGCTCCGCCTGTGACCTCTTCATATGCCATGACCGTAGCGGTCACAGAGCCGGGAGTCAGGCCAGTCGTGTCGACCTTGTTCTCTTCCAGATACTTGAAAACATAGGCCGTGATTTCACTGGGCTTCAGCTGAGTGACATCCGTGCCTTCAGCCAGCTCCTTATAGGCGCTGACAATGGCGGTCACGTTCGTTGGATTCAGCCCGGAAACATCGGTGCCCGTCGTGGCCTCCGCATACTTCGTCACATAGGCTACCAGGCCTTCCGGGGAGAGTGCTGTCTTGTCAGCCCCTTCCGGCTTTTCGGTATACTTCGCCACAAACGCATCCACCAGCGGCTGCTGTTTTGTAGCATTCTCCGCTTCCGTATAGCTCTGGATCACGGCATCCGTCGTGATGGCTCCCGGGTTAGCGGCCCATTCTTCCCAGCGGGCTTTCGCGCCGGTCATGTCCAGATCCGTAGTGATCTTCAGCACCTCGTCGCCGATGGCTTCACCGAACATCTCGTTCAGGCTGGTCAGGTTGGTGTCCCATTTATTATCCTTCAGGAAGGTCTGAATGGAAGCCAGCTGCTCCAGAGCTGTAGAGAAGTCAATATCCGGGAACATGGCTTTGACTTCATCCTCGGACAGGCCGCTGTCCAGCAGGGACTGGATCTGTGTCAGCAGTCCAACATATTCAGTCAAAGCACCCTCATCCATGCTGGCAGTCAGTTTCTGCAGATCAGGCAGCAGGGCTTTCTTCTCCGCGTCGGTCTTGGCGGTGCTGTACTGACGCAGAAGCTGCATCAGTTCGCCGATCTGGCCCTTGGCTTCCTGCACATTATCACTTTCCCATACGGGTGCGACCATGTCAGCCATTAGACGGGCATATTCCAGAGCGGAATTCCGGCGATCTTCATTGTAGTTTGCGTTCAGGGCATCCAGCGCCTGCTGACGCTCTTCCGCGTTCTCAATCAGCTGGATCAGGGCATATTCCTTATCATACTGCTCGTCAAGAGTGGAGTTTACGGATGCCATACCTTCAGCGGCTGCCACCATGGCCTCCTGGTACACTTCACCGCTGACTTCCTGCCCCCGGGCTTCCGCACGGGCGACTTCTGCTTCCACCTTCTTCCGGATGGTATCGAAGCCGTCAGCATCGGCGGCGGACAGGTGATATTTCACCTCGATGGCTTCCCGGGTGTCGATCAGCTCCTGCAGGCGGACTTTATCCCGGGACGTCAGTTTCCGGTTCTTCCGTTTTTTCAGGAGAGACGCGATTTCCTTGTCCATCGCGTCCAGAGTTTTGATATCCTGCTGCAGCTGATCCGAAACAGAAGTGTATCCGGCTGCATCCGCTGTATCCTTCATGCTCTGCAGGGACTCCCGGGTACTTGCGGTCAGGCTCTTGAAGGATTCAGTCCATTCAGAAATGATCTCGTTGGTTTCCTTCTTACCGTCTGACCAAATGCCAAGGACACCGTTCACCCATTCCTGAGCGCTGGCGGTATCCCGCTGGAAGTCCTCCTTGCTCATGCCGAAGAAAGACAGGCCCTTGCTCCGGCTATAGAAGGTATCCGCTTCGGTTTCCTTCCAGTCCTTTGCGGTTTTCGCCATGCCTTCGAGGGCGTCCCGAGCGGCTTTTGCACCGGAAGCGTAGTCCACCAGTTTCACTGCGCCATACACAACTGCGGCGGCAAGGGCAACCATTGCCAGCTTGGAAGAAGCCAGCGTTTTCACCAGGCCGCCCAGCCCTCCGCCAGCCATGCTGACTTTCGCGGAGAACTTTCCAATAGCGGTGAAGGCGGTACTCAGAGCGCTGCTCACTTTACCAACAGCACCGGTGACTTTGCCCAGCACAAGCACAGCAGGGCCAACGGCTGCGGCAAAGGCGGCCCACTTCACTATGGATTCCCGCTGAGACTGATCCAGAGAAAGGAACTTCTGCAGAAGGCCATTCACGTTGTCGATGATCTGCTGGATCGTCGGATTCAGGTCGTCGCCGATCTGCCGGGCGAACATAAGCGCTGTGTTTTTCAGGTTGATCAGGCGGCTCTTCGTGGTGGCATACCGCTTATTCGCTTCTGTGGTCAGGGCAGTGTTTTCGGACCATGCCTTGTTGGCGGTTTCCTGCGTTTTGCTGAAAAGCTCCGTGGCGTTCGTCGCTCTCAAAAGTGTGTCCCTGAGCCGGATTTCAGCGATGCCGATATCGTCCAGGGTCTTAATAGCGGATACGCCTTCCTCATCCATTTTGGAAAGACCGACAATAAACGCCTGAAAAGCGGAAGCGGCATCCCGCTCCCACAGATCCTTGAACTGCGATGCGCTCATCCCGGAGACGCGGGCAAAGTCATCCAATGCTTCGCCCCCGGTTGCTGCGGCGACTTCCATTTTGATCAGGGCCTTGGAGAAAGCGGAACCGCCCATCTGGGCCTGAATGCCAACAGAAGACAACGCTGCCGCGAAACCCATGATCTGAGCTTCTGACAGGCCGACCTGCTTCCCGGCACCGGCAAGGCGGAGGGACATCTCCATGATCTCGGATTCTGTTGTGGCGTAAT